GCAAGATTTCACCATAACGGTAACTAATAATCAAGCCCATGACTTGCTCACTTATAATTCACCTTGTGCTCAACTTGAATCTAATGTCCATGGTTTCGGGCCGATTATCGCTCCTAATCAAGGTAATGGTACAATCCAAGTGTATGTTGTCAATGAATTGACCACACCAAACTCAACGACTGATGCTAATATTGAAGTCAACGTGTTCGTGTCGATGGGTGATGATTTTGAGGTTTTCGTACCCACAAATAATATTGCACCATTTCACTTTTTACCTCAATCAGGTTTGGAGACAGTGCCTGAATCCCAAGAGACTGAGGAACCATCAGCACCTTTCCAGTCTAATTTTGACCATGTTGGCATGACAGGCGATAGTTCAGACCGTTTGACTAGCGTTTATGTTGGTGAATCTGTGAAGTCGTTTAGGCAACTAGCTAAGCGGTTTAATCTTTGGCGTGCGGTACCTATAGCGCATAGCACCGGTTCCGGTAGTTCTGTCATGGATTTAGTTCATCCCGCGTTTCCTTTTCTGCGTGGTAACAATTTTACTGGTCCAGATGGTGGTTATGATTATGTTAACACTATATTTTTACATTGGGTGCGTATGCCCTATGTTGCGTGGCGTGGATCCATTAGATACAAGGCGGTTAATCGCACCACAGCAACTAATAGGTCCGGTGTTTATCATGTGGAACGTGTTGATGCACCTTTGAATTTTTATGATTGGGATACTAGACAGTTTGTGTCCACGATAGACCCCCTTGCAATTGCCAAGGAGATTGTGTACCTCCAATCAACCGCAGGACCAAGCATGCATTCAGGTGGTGCACTTGCAATAACAAATAATGTGTCTGGGATAGAGTATGAAGTTCCATTTCACACGCGGTATCGATTCAATCCCAATCGTAAAAGAGCTATGGATGATGCTAGCGAGTACCAGAATGGTGCACGTATGCAATATACTGGTAGTAGCGATGGATTTTCACGCATGGATTTATTTGTAGCTGGTGGAGAGGATTTCTCCACCTTTTTCTGGGTTGGCCCACCAAGATTGGTGTGTGAGCCAGCCGGCCCTCCGTCTGGGAGCTAAAATAACACAGACCGTCTAGCAGACGTTAAATGCTACCACACTGTGGCCGTGTGGGTGCGCTTATAGCGTGAACTGGCTACGCCGTATTTTCTATGATTCTGAATTTTACCGGCGTGCCGGGTTTTTAGGAGTCACAGATTTAATTAGCGTGGTTCAGACGAGAAATTCTCGAACTGGGGGAC